TGGCCCAGTGAATGGTGGCTGGACACAACAGTACCAACAAAAGCCATTCCATCAATTCAACGCGTACAAGGGCAACGAAAACCCATACTCGCGAGATTTGAGTATCGCTGCTCGACAACTCCAGAACAACCCCCTCTCACATCACATTTATTAGGTAAGATGGTTTTATAGACAAAAACAATCATTAAAATATTGTGCCTATATTTTAATGAAGGTTCATACCCTTGACATAGACTCGAGTGAGAGACGCACAAATGTGTACCCATATGCGAATAGCTATGTCGTGACCCTAAAAGAACCCATATATGATGTCACAAAGATCACACTTGTGTCAGCTCGTATTCCAACACCGCAGTTGGATATCTGTGAGACAAATCGGACATTTAGCGTTAATGGTGCCGATATCACACTCGAAGCAAACAACTACACGAGCGGTGCGACCCTAGCTTCTGAACTTGAGAGACAATTAGACGTGCAAACAAGTAATGTTATACATCAGGTCACATACGATGAATACAGAGACACCCTCACATTTTCAAATGTAGCTGGAACAAATGACTTTACATTTGAGTTTTTTACGGGTACAAATGGATACACAACTGGTACAAATCTCACGACGCCACACCAAGTCCTGGGCTTCTCGTCAAATAATCAATCGTCGTCAAACTATACACTCACATCTGGTGCGATTAACCTCGAAGGACCTAATTCTATCATCCTGAGACTTACAAATGGATCGGATGAGTTTACAAAGTCCATTTACGCGTCAACGCCATACTACACAGGACACATTCTTCTGAATGGATCTAGTACTATAAACTATAGCCACGCCGATGATCCACTGACCCACGAGTTCTACAAGGGACCACAAAAGTATATTCGCGATTTGAGAATCGAATTCTTCTATATGAGTCATGGACGCCTCATCCCATATGACTTTAGAGGGCAGGATCACGTGCTCAAATTTGAAATTACGGGTTCTACAGACAAATTTGAAGGTCTCCCCAAGGTACCCCTGGAAGTTGTTGAAAAGAAGTTACCGCCACCAATAAGCATCCCCGAAATCGTGATGGATTCTTATAGATGGAAAGAGTATATCTCCATTGGAGTGATTGTATTCATAGGAATTGTTCTATTGTTCCTCATGCGTCGACGCCCCCCAATTAGCGAGTAATCGCGAAAACTGGTTGCGCTGGCTTGGAGACGCGGGTCGAGACACGAGAAATGAGCAAGTAGACAATGATAGACAACAAGGTGGTCGCGATCGCGGTCAAGGTGTAGTGGGCACCACCGTTTCGTGGCATCTTAACGAGCTGCTGGGTCATCCAACGGGTGACATCAACCCAGCTCATCGCAGCCGCGAAGGAGAAGCCCGCGATGATCGCGTTGAGGGATTGAGTTTCCAATTCTTGGGTAACAAGGCTCACGCTTGACATTGGCGAGTCAGACATTTTGGGGGTTATACTATATGTGACGAAAATATTTTCACTCTGGAAGTAGTTCTTCTTTATACACAATTTTCTTAAATCTAGATTTTCTGATGATGTGTGATTTTGCAAACAATTGTTCGTCTTCTGAGTCATCGTCGTCATCGGAGTCATCGTCGGTACTACTGTCATCGGTGACTTTGAGTGATTTATATTCAGAGCCTCCCCACCCGACTGGTCTACAAGTACTCATTACTATTAATAGCATTTTTTAACATCTCTTCTACCGGACTCTGGGGCACCCAGGTGTCCCAATTATCAACAGCTTCATTCATTTGCCTGAACGTGGCGTTGTCGCCTGTGTATCTCTCAAATGGTGGACAGTCTTCTGGATCAACTTCTTCGATGTCATCTTCATCGGAAGATTCCTCTTCGTATACTTCTGGGAAGAGTGAACCAATATTTTGACCAACTGTGTGCATCACACAATACTTAATCGCATATTCCATGTCTTCTGGAAGGACGGTGTCACGACCACATGCCTTGGAATATTCGGCCGCTAGAACCATACTTCTCTCGAGAACGGGAAGAAGGATACCAATGAGTGCGTTTTGTTGAGCTTCTTCGTAGGCTCCTGATGAATCGCCAAAACCAGTCTTCATTAATATTTCAAATCGAAAAGAGTTCGAGCGGTTCCCTCGCGTACACGAAGAATATTGTGACTCACGGCGTACACTCGCACTTGTCTTGCATAATCTGCACATGGTGTCAGACTTAGGTTAAGAACTTGCTCTTTCACAAAGCTCATGTTAATTTGTCCAGTTGGATACCATTTCTCTGGCTCTGTTGCGAAACTATATGAATAGAAACGCCGTATGAGCTGCGTCTTTGAGTGATGAATGGCTGCTTGGACTGCTTTGAGGAATATGACATTGCCAGTCTCTCTGGTAATAATTGGTTGTCCATCAAAGTCGAGTGTGAGATAGTCCAAGTTTTCATAAAGGATGTATTTGTTTCCAGTTTCTTCGAGAGTGTTGTCGTAATCGAATGGTGTTATGTATTCACCTTCAGCTGTTCCTATATCCCCCTGTCTCTGAATGACAAAGTAGAGTTCTTTGACTGGATTGTAAAAATCTAATTTGAAAGTTCCTGTCTGGACACCTTGAGCAACTTCGAATGTGTTTTGCTGTATTTGGGTCACCACATAGTCTTGTTTTGCAGTTTTGACTTTGATTCGTTCACATGGATCCAAAAAGACAATTTCAGCACAAAGTGTAAATTCTCTGATGTGAATTAATCCGGGTGCCACGGGTTGAAGTGAACCATCTGTACCCTTTATGATGAGATGATCATGGTTTCGGAGTTTGAATTCAACTTCGACTTCTTGTTTATCAATCGCACAGAGGGGAATGGCTAGCTCTGGGTTGTTCAAAAAATAAAATGGAAGATCGACAAAGAATTCATCCTCTTCATCGGCAGTTCCCAAAGTTCCGAGAATTTCTTTCACAGAGACTCTCGATGAAACGGTCCGTTCGGGATACTTTCCAATGAGTTCTTTGAGGGCCCGCTGTTTTGACTGTGTCACAAAGTGTTCTGAGTAAATCTGAAGATAGTCACTCGTGAGTCGTTGGATGACTTTCCCACCGATGAGAAGATCGACGTGGTCAATCAATGCGTGTGCAATAGATTCTATATAAGTTGGTGCTGTATACAACACGGTTGAAATTCTTGGTAACTTTATCTTTGCGCTCAGTGTCATTAACAAATCACCTGTGTTTTGTGCAATTTTGAATTTAGCTTTACCCCCAAAATCAACCACTGTTTCTGGATCAATGTCCACATATTCTTTTGCAAAATTTGAATGCTTTTTAAAATTCTGTAAAAAATGTGTGTACTGTGGATTTAGTGTAAAAAACTGGTCTTGGGATCCAGATGCTTCAAGCTGAATACGCCCAGCCATTACTATTATAATCACCTAAAATTTTAAACCAGCTAAACCACTGTGTATGTGGAGGATGTTATAATTTACTGCGTAGACCCTCGTGTTGTTATTATCGACATCATTAATTGGACTTATTTGGATCGTCAAAAGTTTATGTGAAATTCGACTCATATTCACTTGACCCGTTGGATAGTATTCTTCGGGCTTAAGTGCAAAGCTATACATTGCGAAGTCAGACTTTAGATCCACATATGAATTTACATAGTTATATGGTGAATTTGTATAATGTTTAAAAGCTTGTTCATATACGAGAAACTTGTTGTTTCTATCAAAGACAGTCTCGTTGTTAAACTTCAACTTTACATTGGTAATGGTATTGTACCGATTTGGATGATTTGCTCTGACAGCTGCCTCTGATTGTGATACAAAAAAGAGTTCTCGGACTGGATGTGAAAAGTTAAGCATGACGGACTTTGTATTTTCGCCAGCTTTCATGACAAATTTCGACATTTGAACTTGTGTGATGACGTAGTCAAGTGGTTGAGAGATCATATAGTTTCTCTCTTCATTCGTTAAAAAGACAAACTCCGTATCGAGTGAAAACTTTTTAATATTGGCGTTCACATTGACAGACGCCCCATCATAGATGAGTTCACTAAGTGGCCGTAACTTTATTCTGACTTCAACGAGTTGCTTTGTGAGAGCACACGTAGGTATGGCCAAACTCGAGTGTCTATAGAAATAGAATGGGAGATCGATAAAATATGTATAGTCGCCACTGTATGACAATACATTACTGTGACCATTTAGAAAGTACAGGGACTGATTTGTATCATCATCAGTATTGTGTAGCTGTTGATGCATATAAATGTATTCACCTGTAAGCTTTTCAATGGTTTGACCGCCAATGAGAAGTTCAGCACTCTCAATAAGGTGTGTTATTATGGATGGAGACCAGTTATCTTCGTTTGGTGTTGGATCGTCAAGCGTTACTTTCAACGTCATGTTGCGAACGAGGTCCCCTTTATCATTTGGTATACGGCAGAGGATTGATTTTCCAAAGTTAATATCACCATCAAACTGACTCTCGACGTATTCGATCGCAAACTTCGTATGACGCCGAAAGTTCATCAGGAAATACGAAAATTGTGGATCGCCTGTGAGCCATTGATCTTGAACTCCAGTGGCAGCAAGTCTCAAACGACCAGACATTCCTACATTATGTGAGTAAAATTTTGGTAAATAAAACGGGACACTACTGTAGAATGAATCTTCAATTGAGGAAATTCAAACCTGAGACAATGAGTGACGATCGGGTATGTGTATTCATAGGTAAGCGTAACACAGGGAAATCAACTCTCGTCAAAGATATTATGTACCATAAAAGGCATATACCGGCTGGAATAGTCCTATCAGGAACAGAAGAAGGGAACCACTTTTATGGTGAGTTCATTCCAGACCTCTTTGTGTACGGTGAGTACGACAGAGATGCGATAGAGAGGGTCATAACACGGCAACGCAAGTTGGTTGGAACAAAGGGAAAGAATATGTACAACGGCGCCTTCATGCTTCTCGATGATTGTATGTATGACAGTAAGTTCCTCAAGGATACATGTATTCGGCAGTGCTTCATGAACGGGAGGCACTACAATATATTTTTCATGTTGACGATGCAATATGTGATGGATTTACCACCCGCACTCAGAGCGAATGTCGACTATGTTTTCATACTCAGGGAGAACATTATCCAGAACAGAGAAAAGTTGTACAAATCATTCTTTGGTATTTTTCCTTCATTCGATATGTTCAGTAAGGTGATGGACGCGTGTACAGAGAATTACGAGTGCTTGGTCTTGGACAACACAGTAAAGTCTAATAAGATCACGGATTGTGTCTTTTGGTACAAGGCGTCAGTCAGGAAGGGATTTCGGGTTGGAAGTCCCAACCTTTGGCAACTTCATAAGAAGATGTACAACCCCAAGTATTTGGATCAGAAGGAGGAAGACGCCAAGAAAGCTACAAAGAAGACGAACCTCAAGATTACAAAAACAAAGTGAGTGCGTCACTCACATGTTTCAAAAACATAGGACTACAGTAAATGGTGGAAACCCTCAGTCTCTCAGACAACGGTGAAGGTATGGTCTCACTAGATAACAACGCATCAGCGAATTTTGTGAAAGAAAAGGCGTTTTCACAACCTGAAAAAAATGTAAGTGAACATAAACAGACGATGGACTCCACTCCAATCAATGACCTCATGATGGAACCACCGATGATGATGGATGAACCCAGGATGCAAGGCATGATGCCACAAATGACCGCCCCACATCCTCAGGGTGCTTACGCGATGCCACAACAAGAGGCGAAGCCAGCGAGCAAGAATCCATTCAACCTCACTGATGATCAAATGATCGCCCTCGTTGCGGGTCTCGCGACTGCTATCGCTGTGTCTAAGCCAATTCAAGACAAGCTCGTTACCTCAGTTCCCAAGTTCCTTAACGAACAAGGGAGCCGAAGCATGGTGGGCTTGGCTTCAACCGGTTTGGTTGCTGCGGTGGTCTTCTATCTCGTCAAGGATTACATCGTTAAGCCCTGATTTGACTCCCAACCCATTTCACTGTAGATCAATGAATCTATACCAGTAAAATATGTAACAAAAGCTCCGATCACAAATGACGATGCGAGCAAGGCACTCAACACAAGTGTCTTTCTCTTGTCTTCTCCGTATTTCGATACAGTCTCTTTCGTTTCACCCCAAAGTCGATTCGTGATAAACATCAACATCATGGATATGAATGTTGTCGA